CTACAGAGTTGTTTGCCAGTGCACGTTGTCCTTCGTTTTCCCACCACATGCCTGATTTAGCGTGTGCCATTTGATCGTCGTTTAGGTTAGATAAACTAATTAGTGCAGAACGACGTACGCCGCCTACAACTACAACCTCGCCTATCTTACACATGATGTCGTGGCATTCGATAGGAAACAACCGACGCCCTTTAGCTTTCTTGAATATACTAACAGTAAAATCAAATAGGTCTAACAGCGGCTGTGGTCCGCTTGCACGTCCCCCCATCACTTTCAAACGTGCCCCTGCTCCCCGTATAGCAGACACATCCCATGTAGGAATCTGTCCCGCATATAGCAAAGCAATAAGTTCACGCAAAGCTTTTGCCCATCCCGGCTTACTGTCAGCTACTGAAATAACGATGTCAGAACGACCAAAATTATCGGATACAACAGGTAATCTATCCACATTTTCTCTCTCCACACTAAACCCAACACCAGTACCACACATCAAAATATACATGCATTCATCAAACGCACGTGGGCTATCAACAGGAATGTAGCTACAATTATAGCCACAGATATTGTCACGAGCAAGAGCCGGACCTGCTGTCATCATTGCTCTCATAGATGGCATGACATCAAGACTCAAAATACCTTCACGCAAATCGTCGGTTACCTTCTTGTCTAGCTTAACGCCGCACTTGCCCTGAATCTGGTTTTCCATGAAACCGACGTATCGATCCACAGTCTCGTCCCAGTTTTCACGGCGTTGTTCATCGTCTAGCCAACGTGCATAGCGTGACTTGTGAATGAATTGTTGATATGATGTTGGTAGCATGTTGCTCATGTCTTATTCCTTCTCTGTTGTTTCGATCAGTTTGTTGAGGTACCACTGGGCTTTTTTAAGGTCTTCGATTCCGTTTTTGTATCTGTACCGCCAGAGGTATTTGATGATATTTCCTTGCAGGTAGTATTGAAACCCATCGTCTGTCGCCGCCGCGATTGCTTCAATGCACTCGACACCTGCTTGATTGTAGTGTGCCGGACTGTTGACAAGATCTACACCCCCGTATGCTTTTTTACCCGCTTGTTCTGCTAGATCATAAGATGGCGGGTAGTCTTCTATACTACCTACATCTATCTTAGATTTCATAAATTGTTCGTGTCTCATTGTTCTGTACCAAAGTCTACTCTAATCACATTGTCTTCAACTGACTTGATAAGCTTGGGATCTTCGACCTCTGCTTCATCAAGCATCTCTTGCCCTGCCAGACGAAACTTAACAGACGCTACACCTTGATCGTACAGTTCATCTGTATGAAGTCGTATCATATCAATTGCGCCTTCCTGTATCAACATAGCAGGGTTGAAATCTTCATCGTCATCATATGTATTGCCTGTCGTATCGTATGCTGACAAGGTAAATTCGCCGTTACCTGTCGGTCTTAGTATGATGTAATACCTGTCTGGTAATAGGGATGCTGCTTCCATAGCCTGATTAAATTCGTCGTTGTCGCTCATTTTTTATACCAATCTGTGGGTATCGTACCTTCTGCCCACTCAAATTTATAACGTTCACACCATGCAGCATACGTCGTCTTACTGCCTTTGTAAATCTTATTCGACGCTCTTAGGAACACAAATCGTATGTCCAACTCAGGGTGCTGTCTCTTTACAAGCAGCATTTTTACCCTGTCATCTTTGGTCAGGTGCCCCTTTGCCTCGACGTATATATCGCTTTCAGGAAGATAAAAATCTGGTGTATAGTTACGGGGTTCGGGAATATACTGGAATTTAGAATTTTCATATTCAAAAGGAACTTTGTTATCTGTAAGTATCCTAGCTAAATTAAGTTCGAACTGTGATCTGTATCCCGCTTTTTTCAAAACTCTAATCCTATCGACTGAAATCTTTTTATCAAGTACCCTGCCAGTTTTGGGGATAGTCTTTCGATGTTGGTAAGTTCTGTTGTTAAAGGGTGCATCGGCACACATACATAAGCCCCGCTAAATGCTGTCCTACTGATTTTCTGTAATTCTTCTTCTACAGTTCGCATATCTCGCACTTCAGTTTCTGCTTGAAGAGATCCATCCTTACTGTAGTTGTTTACAAGAGTGAGGGGTAGCCCATTTTCATGCAAGCGCATCTGGGCTACCCGACGTTCTCCCCCAGACTTGGAAGCCGACTCGATGTAGATATGATGCAAGCTTTTGTTCATGCTCATCAGATCCACCTCATAGTTTTTAACAAACAAGTACGGCATCACACGTCTTTCTTCTTCAGGCTAGAATACCACACTTGTGGTGGATTCTTCGCCCGTGACGTAACACGGTCGTGCAAGATCGCATTAGGCCAGCAGTGGTGTCTGTAACCACACAGGTTGCATTCTTTAGGCAGTAGTTTGTTTCCAGTCTCTACAACCTCGCCATCCTTCTTGTACGTTTCAGGCACAGCCTTGTACGGCTTGAATGGCTTTACGTCTGGGTTGTTAAGAAACTTGATACGCTCTGCCGCATCCTTCAGGTATGCTTCTTTGTCATCTTGTGACCAATCAGGAACTTCAACAATAGCTACCTGACCGTTGGATTTGTTAACGACAATCCACCCGCCAAACGGCATGTCGGTTGCTTCGGCATACAAGAATCCTTGCATAAGATAGCCAAAGGGGTCATCTTCCTTTAGCTTTTCATATCCGCCTAATCCTGTAAACTTATAGTTGAATGCCCAATCACTGGCTGACTTGACATCCCAAACCTTTTCAACGCCCATCTCATCACGGATGATAACGTCAAGAGTTCCCTTTACAACCTCATCACCAATCTTCAATTCAACAGCACGTTGATAGTCAACGATGTCTACCCCCGCCTCTTTCATAATTAGCATGATGATAGATTCGGTTAGATCGCCGAACATAAACCTGAACAGGGTATTGTATTCCATCTCTTCCTTGATGCCCTGCTTATCCAACACCTGTTGGCAAAGAGGACGACCCAAGCCCGACATACGAATACGGTAACCACCACGTTCAGTTGTAAGTTGTTTAACTACAGAGTCGCTGCATTCTTTTTGAAAGGCAGCAAGAGTCTCAGGGGAGACAGTAGTTTCCCCCCTGAGAGCCTTAGTCATGTAGTCTTGTATTTTAAGCAGCGTTAGCATCTTCGAAGTCCGCCGCCAGATCGATGTCGTCATCGTCAGCAAGAAGCTTTACAGCTTCACGATACTGATTCATAACGTTCTCATTGTGACCCTTTACAGTCTCTGCAAACAAGCCCATGAGTTCCTTGTCCTGATCTGTGATATCGACTTCTTTCTCCAATGCTGGTACAGGAGTCCAGAAAGTTACGCTACCATTTTTATGGCGGTGTGTAGTAAGGGAGATTTCACACTTTTGCATAAGCTTCTTTTGCTTAGACAAGCCGCCAATAAAATCGCCGATAGGTTTGAAACCGGAACGCTTGAAGTACGCAACCACTGGCTGGTCTTCAACCTTCACGTCGGTTCCATCTGCTGTCTTGAAGTCACCAGATATCTTACCATAAATAACCTGATTACAAACAACGGCACGTGATCGCAAGTAGGCGGGGTCATCTTTCGATAGTTTCTCCTCTTCCTCACGAGTCAATCTTCCAGCTTTATTGATACCATCGGTTGATGGGAACATACCAGACAGCGTCGGTTTCTGTACCGACTTAGATGAAAAGGCACCACTCTCCTGATCCCACAGGCTATATTCAAAAGTACGCAGTATAAATCTCATGCTTACTTTCTCTGCGTAGATAAACCGACCATCTAGGTACATCTTCCAAGAACCACGAGGCAAAGTCTGACCATCTTCAGTCTCTGTATCGTAGTTAATATTAATGCGGGGCAAACCGACTTGACGGTTACTATTACCGCCTTGACCGCTTGCTTCCATTAGGGCTTCAGCATCGTCGTTATTAAATGCTGAAACAATTGCGTCCATATCGTCAATATTCATTACGTCTGTCCCTGTATCCATGATAATCATGCTCCTTTTTCTAGGGTTGTAGATAGATATTACAGTTCTATTTCTTCTGAGTCAAGCCAATTTTTGCCTATTTTTAATTCTATTCCGACAGGCATGTCATACTCGACACCATACCGATTAACTGTTTCTTCAGGTAAACTCTGCATAGCATAGGCTAATAGGTTGATGCAAGCCTCTTTTTCATCCGGGTGTACATCCAATACAATCGAATCGTGCACGGTGTTGCAGATTACAGAATTTAATTTTCTTGATCGCATCATCTTATCTAGGCGAACCAATGCGGCTGGCAACAAGTCGGCTGTTGCAAACCCTTGTACTGGATAGTTACAGATAGCCGTACGGTTTGTAGCTGTACCCCACTCAGTCCAACGTGCAGATGGGAAAGCGTACTGTCTGCCGCTGGGTAGGGTAATTACTTTGGTTCGCACTGCTTCTTTCTGCAGTTCTTTGTGCCACTCAGTAACGCCCTCATACTTTTCTTTAAACGCACGGTAATAGCGTTGCTGGTTTTCTGTACCGCTGACACCGCCATACAAAGGTTTGAACGTGTGTGCCTTTGCTTCTTGACGTGTGCATCCGATAACACTTGCAGTATAGCTGTGAACATCTGTACCATCCTTCACATCGATATAGGCTTGTCCGTCTTTAGACAGGAAACCAGCCACCCTAAATTCTAGTTGCGAGTAATCCCCTTCAAGTATAAAACCGCCCGTGAAGCGGCTCTCGACAACCTTCCGTATAGCGAAGGTACTTCCACGCGGCATATTCTGAAAGTTAGGATTTCTAGACGAAAGACGACCCGTCGCCGTAATACACTGCATGAACTCTGGATGGATGAAACTATTTTCGTCAACATTATTTTTCATTCCTTCTACAAAAGTTGACAGGTAAGTACGCAAAGCACTGTAGCGCACATAGGCTACAACGAACTCGTGGGCATCACCAGACAAGTCGGTTTGTCGGTTTTCCAATGTGACCTTGTCGGTCTTGAACCCTGCCGATGCCGTATCCATTGGGTCACGAGGTATCAGCTTGAATCCAGCTACTTCCCGTGTAGGTATGTAAAGGACACCAGCCCCGTCACACCGCCGACAGACACGAACAGCCTTTCCTATCGTGCCATCCTTCTTGCGTGGATGAAACCGACCCTCGCCCCTACACTCATCACACTGCTGACCCCGTGTCTTGTACACAACCTCAGTCATGTTCTTTACGGCAGACTTGAATTCGCCGCGCTTCATCCGTGTACGCATCTTAGGCTTCATTGTGTTGCCGCGCATCTCGTGTCCCAAGTTGAACACACGCGACCATGCCTTCTTATCTTTAACACGCCGTGAATAGAGCAACACGCTTCTGTCATCGGGGCTAGACAGGTTGACAGGGGTATCCCCCATAGCGTCCCGTGCAAGGCGTTCTAGGCGAACCTCAAGTTCATCCATTTCCTGTTGGTATTCCTGTCGTATATCTTCTAGGGTATCTAAGTTAATCTTCAATCCGTTCCGCTCCATACGAGCCAGAACGTCTGTCATCTCAAGCGACAGTCTCAAGGTTGGTAGTAAAGTCCGCTGCATTGTATAGTTCCTCAAAGGTAGTGCCAAAGGCTTCAAGCTGTTTAACTGCAATTTCTTCTGTAGCAAGTACGTCAGCTTTACCGTACTCTTCTACTATCTCCCACGGTATATCGTAGAA